GTATGTATAGGATGTGCTAGGACAAACTGTTACTTTATGCGATTATCTCGAAGTGAGGCCCGTCTATAAAAGGCCTACGTCCTTGGCTTCTACGCAAGTCAATATAGGCGTTCATGGCCTCTTCTGCTGTGCCTTCATAACTACGAATGTCACCTTCGGACCACGCGGCACCCCACTTTATTGAGATACCAACTTCTATTGCTGCTTTTCTAAAAGCATCACAAATGTCATCGTAAACATTTATTTCCCAAACCACGTCTGATCCATCATAGGCAACCACGTCCACTGCGTGACAAAACCCGTCCTCTTGGATCAAGTGTTTTGATTTCATTGTTTGTGATCGACCAGAAGCTACAAGTCGAGCTTGCTCCTCTGGGTCACGTACCCCGTAAGTTACACCAAAGTCTACGTTTGTGTAGCCAATAGCCAACTTAACCACTTCTTGTAATTTAGGGTGAACACCGTCCAGTTTACCTAGACTGCGTTGTGATAACTTAAAACTCATTTTGCTACGCCTTTCGTTTTCTCGAATGACCTGAGTCCGCCTAGACCCAACATTCCCATTAACACCGGCATCATTACCGACATGTCTGCTTGTGGGACTGTTATGCCAAAACCTGCGGCGATTGGCGAGATTAAAAAATTTACGGCTAAACCAAGAACACAAACATGTCCGCATAAGGGTCTCCAAGATGATTGGAAAAAGTTCCCTTTAGCGTCGGCGGTATTTAGCGCAATCTGCGCAAGGGCAATCTCTTGCCCATGTTTTTCGGCCATGGTCCCAATCTCATGGGCCAGCTTTGCTTTCTGATCTTTATCCTCAATGAATTTATCGAGTAGGCCTGTAACAGGCCCTATTAATTGTTGTAACATTTTTAACCACCCCCAGCTAACGAACCCAGTCCTTGTTGTGATTCAGGTCGTCTAAATGGATTAGCTGATACGGGCATTGTCGGCGTTGCGCCTGTCAAACCAAACGAACTAGCTGAACGAACATCCGGTACAACATACGGAGTAGTAACATCAATAGGGTCACTAGCGTCACCGGTATCATCACCTACACCTAAGTCGCCAACAGGGTCTACTGGATCGACGGTATAGCTACCATCGTCTGTTCCAGTGCCTCCGGTGGAACCGCCCATAAAGCCACCGGGGAAGCTGCCACCAATACCGGTTAAATCTAAACCACTATAATCGAAACCATTAGGGTACATTTCGTAGAAATTGTTAAGACCTGCTAACGTTTCTGGCGTCATGCCCTCAATATTGACCCCATCTGGAATGAAGGGATAAGGGTTGTCAGTATCATTTACGGTCGGGTTGTAGGGGTCATCACCTTGATTACCCATGTTGTTACCGGGACCGTTGCCCATTCCGGGACCGCCTTGTGGTCCACCGAAGGTAAAGTCTGGTTCAAACCCGTTGGCATCAAACCCGTCTCCAAGGTTAAGGTTTAATCCGGACAGATCAAGACCGCTAAAATCCAAACCGGGATCAACCGCAAACGTTGGAGTAAATGTAGTGCCAACCGCTTCATCTACAGCGCCTTGTGGGGGATTAAATGCCGGTTCGACATAATTCCCGTTTTCATCATATAAAGGCAATTGCATTACATCTTCTACAGGATCAAATCCGAGTTCTGACCTAGTTGGGGAGAAGCCACCACCTTCTGGGCCATAACCACCGGGACCAAGCCCGCCAGTAACGCCCGCAAATGGATCAAATGCCGGTTCCCCGCCCCTTGTATCAGGTAAAGGTTCTCCACGAGTACCTCCCCCTAAATTTGGATCGCTATATAAAGAGGGGTCTACATAATCCCCGATCCCACCTTCGCCAGCAATATCGCCAACAATATTGCCAAATCCGCCTATGTCGATACCACTTAAATCTAAGCTGCCGAGATCAAAAGTGCTGCCGTCAGGCAACTGTATAGTATCTGCGGTATTTTCAAGATAATCACCTTGTCCAACAGTCTCGGCCATTGTTTCAATGCCCGTAGGCTCGCTTATATCGACTGTTTGACCGGGCGGAACCTGACCGGGACCATCTCGGGGTTCGATATAGTTAGAACCCATTTGTTCTCTAGGGCTAAGAGGCGACACACCACGAGTACCACCAAAACCGGGTTCAACACCCCTACCTAATTCAGGATCACTGTACAAAGACGGATCAACTGTAGGTGTTACAGGTGGTGGCGCAACAGGTTCTGCTTGTACAACCGGTGGCGCAACAGGTTCTGCCTGTACAACCGGTGGCGCAACAGGTTCTGCCTGTACAACCGGAGGTGGTACTTCTGCAAGTCCAGATTGTTGAAAGATTAAAGCGTCTCTGCTTGTTATACGCCCATCTCCATTTCCATCATACTGCATGTCGGGATCAAGATTACCTACCGCCATTTGCATGATGTCATTTACCGTCCCGTTAGACGGGGTGGGTTGAACAACTGGAGGCGGTACTTGCACAGGTGGTGGAACAACCGCTTCTGGAGGCGGTACTTGCACAGGTGGTGGAACAACCGCTTCTGGAGGTGCCTCGGGCAAACTACCAATACCACCTCTGTTCGCAGGCGCTTCAAACTCATCTAAAAACGTAGGTGGCGGAACCTGCACGGGAGGAGGAGGCGGGGGAGCAACTGCTGCCGGTGGTGGCGGGGCAGGCTGCATAACGGGCGGAGGTTCTTGTACAGGCGGCGCTACCGGAGGTGGCGGCGCAGCCGGTATGTTAAATTCTTGTTGTATCTGTGCAAGAATCTCTGGATCAATTTGAGGTATAGCCGGAGGCAATGGTGGTTGCACAGGTGGTGGTGGCGGTGGTGCCGGTTGAGGCACTACTTGCACGGGCGGTGCTACTTGCACGGGTGCCTCGGGCAAACTACCAATACCACCTCTGTTCGTAGGCGGTACTTGCACAGGTGGTGGCGGCGGTGCTGGTTGAGGAACTACGGGCACAGGTGGTGCTACTTGCACAGGTGGTGCTACTTGCACAGGTGGTGGAGGCGGTGCCGGTTGTACCACAGGTGGTGGAACCTGAACAGGCGGCGGAGCAATAGGCTCATTCGGATTAGCAATAATAGGACCTGAATCACCCGGTATAACTTTCGGAGGATTTACTGGCGTACCTAATTGCGGATCACTGTACAAAGATGGATCAATTGTCGGCACAGGAGGCGGTGGTGGCGGTGGCGGTGGCGCTACTTGCTTAACTGGCTCCTTAATTGGTGGTAAAGGTTCGGGCATAAAGCCTTGCGCCGGTGGCACATCAATAACAGGCGGCAACGAAACCTGAACCGGCGGTGCCTTCGGCGGCTCTTCAATTCTAGGCGGTGCTACTTGTACCGGTGGGGGTGGCGGAGGAGCAACCTCTTTGACCGGTGCTGGTGCTGGTTTGACCGGGGCCGGGACAGGAGCAGGAATATTAAACTGTTGTTGTATTTGTGCCAATACCGCAGGATCAATCTGTGGAATAGGAATAGGTGTTTGAACCGGGGGTGCCACGGGAGCAGGTGGTGCTACAGGGACAGCAGGTGGTGCTACACCTACGGGAATTTGTATAGGCTGACCTTTAGGTGGAGCTATAACCGCTTGCGGTAGCTCTTGCGGGGGCATTGTATACAAATCAATTTCAGGAACGGGCGCTACAGCCTGTTTGACCGGAGCCGCTGGTTTGGTTGGTATACGAGGCTCTAAACCCCTACCTCTTCCTCTTCTTGCCATTTAGAAAACTCCTTGAAAACGTTGTGGCCGCGCAATTGGGCTAAAACCCTTTACCATTCCGCCACGTGCCATACGCTTGGCAGGCGTTTCTCCAGCCTTAGACAAAGCAATAGCAACTGCTTGATTCTGTGCATAGCCTTCGTCCATCAACTTCTTGATGTTCTGGCTTTTCGTTTTGTCGCTACTACCTTTCTTTAACGGCATCTTAACAACCTATGTAACTACCACCACGTTTCGCGGCACCCATGCCACGAGCGGTTTCTTTCCGAGTAGGTGACGCACCACTGTAATCAATTACAGATTTTGGTACAGAAACGTTAGCTGTTTTCCCATAAGGAATACGACCTTGCTTGTCGATCTGTGCATACTCTACTGGCTTTGGTGGCGCTTTTGGCGCTGAACCGTTTACTTTTACTTTACCCTTCATTTGGATTTCCTCCTGACTGTTTTAATATCTCACGCTCCATTGCAGACTGGATACGTGCCTGTGTTTGTGCTTCCTGAGAAGCAAGACGCCTGTCGAACTGTGAACCACGCATTTGCTGGTTCTGTGCATCCAGTTCAACCTTGGCTTGGTCAATCGCTTGATCGGCCTGATCGCCTTGTGCCTTAATCTGTAACTCTTGCTCTTTAAGCTGAACCAACGGATCGGGGGCCCCGGCACCTGACAATTCGCCAGATAGTTGTTTAACCTGCTGCAATCCTTCTGCTACAAACTGCGCAGTCATCTTCTCAACTTCTAACATTTCGTCATCTGTTGCAGGTTGGCCACCTTTTTGTTGAACTTGTTGTAAATATGCAACAGCCGCTTGTTCTTTAGCAGCAATCTGTACGTGTTCCATAACATGCTTTTGCAAGCTAATAGCAACAGGAGGCATACCACCAACCATAGGTGATGCGCCAAATACCAAGTGTGCAGTAATGTGCGCCTGATGGTTCTGTCCTTCAAAGGCATGTAGCTCCAACATATCTAGAGCGTTAATGTTTTCTTGTGCAGGATCAAGAGGTACAGGCTCATCTGTCGGAACCGCTTTCATTATACGGTCAACGTCAGTTACGCCAAGTGCCTCGTACATATCCCGATACACTTCGTTTAAATTGTGAAGCTCCGGCGCTTGTGACGCCAGTTGTAGTTTAGTCTGCGCCATTACAATACGCTGCGCCTGACTAAATACGTTAGGGTTACTAACCGGTACTACGTCTACACGGTCATCAAAGTCATCTCGCATGATGCTTTCATCACCACCCGGTACAGTATATGGATACTGCTGGGGTAAACTTTCAGACATTACACGCGCAAGAATCTTAAACTCCTGCTTCATGGCATAGTGCAAACGCTTATGCACAGCACTCATTACACGAGTACCCTGCTCCATCATAGCGATTGTTGTACCTACCGCAGCTTGCTGATTACCGTCACCAACCTTGAGGTCCGTGATCGTCGCAAAACGCTGTCCAGCCTCTACTACAAAACCAAGTAGGTTAAATAATGTTTGGTCAGGACCTTTAAATGGCAGCGGCATAAGGCTGTCACGTATAGCCCCTCCGGGTGCGTCCACATCTCTGAACTCACCGGGCTGCAACGGATCGTCATCGTCCCTGATCCGTAGTCCGCGGGCCTTGAAGCCTGCTGGCAGATTAGACAACGTACCGGCGTCGATTAACTGTCGCAGCGCCGCTGTAGCGGTTCGTGACAAACCACCAATCGTATGGATCAAACCTAACCCGTAGAAACCGAATCCCGGTAAAAACTTAAAGTGGGTAAAGTATTGTATCTTTCTTTTTAACTCGTCATCTTCTTGGTAGTTACGACGAATCGACAACACCTGACCATTGTCCTCGGACAACGTTACAACGTAAGGAACCTTAATACCTGTGGGTTCGCCCTCGTCATCAAGCTCTTCGTAACCTTCCAAGTCTAAATCGACGTGGCATTCTAAAATTGTGCAGTCATAATCTATCTGATTAGGTTCCAGACCTTCAATACGGTCCATCTCACCTTCTAAATCAGACAATTCTTTCTGTGCTGGGATAACTTCAACGTCTAAATACGAGCCACCAATCTGTCGTTTGCGCAGATCGTTAAGTGACATACGCACTACTTGCGTAATATTAGGACATGTTTCGAGGTCCGAGGTCTCATAAGGAACAACCAAGTTTTCCGCTGGGACAAACTTAGATACCGCACGACCTAACGTTTCATCAAAATAAGTCTTCTTAAACGTAGAACCCGCCAACGGGAGATAAAACAACATCTGATCCATGTCAGGTGTGTATTCTTCCATAACACTCGTGATGTAGTAGTTCATAAACTGACGTACACGCGAGGCTTGCTGGTTCTTAGAAGTGGATTCTTTGCCCATAACTACAGTACGGACGGGACCCGAAGCAGGTAATAGTTCGTTAAAAGCTTGTGCTTGGAACTGAGTAGCCGCTTCAGCAAGTAACGGGTGCGTTACTGCGGAGGCTCCACGGAAAGGCTGGGTACGCTCATCGTAAGTAAAGCCTAAAAGCTCTAAACCGTTAGTATAAGCATCTTCCCACTCTTGGCGACTTGCTTTGTTAGCATCAAACTCACCAAGCAAATCACTGGAAATACGTGCCAACTCTCTGTCTGGCATCTCTTCTGCCAAGTTAGCATAAAAATCATCACTGACACCACGCTGGTCCTGCGGGTCAAAATCAATAACGACACCGCCGTCATCTTCGGGGCTTATCTCAATGGAGCCAACATCTTCAGCTTCAATGTCGGCCATCACTACGTTAGCACTATCGGGCAATTCGATCTCTACTTCAGCCGCTAAATCGTCCGGGTCTAACTGTGATGGTACGTCCATCAACCCTGCGTTTGGTTTACCATTTGCCATTGCTACTCCTAATATTCCGATATGAAGTAGCCGTATTGATCTCTGGGTATATAGAGATCGGGGCCCTTCTCGGGACTCTTGAAACTACGATCATTCGCAGAACGTCCCATAATTACATCTAGCTGTTTAAATATCTTTGCGTCTACCATCTTTGCTAACTGAGCAGGCGTCGCATCTATACCAGCCGCTTTAAAAATTGAAATACCTACCGCGTTGTTCCGCTTATCCATAGCACGATGTAGGCGATTTGAGAAACCAATATCTTCTCCAAGGTTTCCTACCGTCATTGCGGTCTTTGGGCCGTAGTCCGCGGCCATCAAAGCACTACCCAACATGTGCCCACGAGTGTCCGCTAGTTCTTGAGGGGTGGGTAAATCTTGGCGACCGGATGGCCGACCATGACGATTTGGACCCTCTATAGGGTCTTGAACTAACGGATAGTCGTAGTCTTGTTGAAGGGTTTCGTAAAAAGTATTACCTTCCGGATAATATGTTTCACGGGCCTCGGAATTTGGATTACCAGATGCTCTTATCTCAGACTGTCTGTCCGCATCAAACCGTGCGCCTTCAGGAGGAGAAGCAAAAGGTGTATATTGTTCTGCAAAGAAGGTTCCTACGCCGCGTTCGTCAAATTCTTCTTCTTGTACAGGTGGAGGTAATTGCTCACCACCTAAAACGACCGTAGCTCCGCCGTCCTCAAAGTAGGAGACAAATCCGCCCGCTCCAAGATTTACCGCGGCACTATTCATTTGCAGGCCTTCCATAAAAAAAAGTTAATAATACGCTTTCACTTTAGCATGGTTTTCGTCATCTTCCCAGTCATCTGTTGGCAGTTGTACAAAGTTTCCTTGTCTATAGCGCATAAGCGCCTGTGTCATACTATCTACCAAATCATCGTGTTCTCCATTAGGAAAAGCAGCTACTTCTTCGATTAACTCGTCCGAAAAAGTCTCGTCGGGGGCCCAAACCATCCCTGCTTCAAACAATGGCGATACACTATGTACTCGACTCACCTTATCGTTACCACGGCTCGGTGTAAAGTTTACAACTGGTATGCCCATGTTTCTTAACTCGTGTGTCAAAGGCAGTCCACTAGCTTTGGCTTCAACAATAACAGTATCTGGTTCCCAAAACTTATAGTTGTCAAGAGCAACTTGTTTCAACTCAGGAAAATCCCAACGTCCCTTTTTACTATCCAATAGGATCAGGTTGGGACCCGAACCACCCTCATTGGGATAAAATACCCCCCACGTTGTAATTGCAGAATAGTCCGCCGTTTCTCTTTTACTAAACGCTGTATCGTAACTTTGAATCACATATTCCAATTGCGGAATCTTTTCAGGCTCCCAAACACGCCACCACTCACGTCGAATGATCGCATTTTCTTCACCCGTAGGATTTTGTTGATACTGAGCGTTCCACTTAGACGGAGGAATTGACGCTTTTACCGCGGTCAAATCTTCAAGACTCCAATACTCAGGCCAGCACGGAGTCCCATCCTCAAAAATTGCAGGAAGTTCCACAACTTCCCATTGGTCCGCCAACGGGTCTTTTGCCATAGATCGAAGCAATTGCCCCGTCATGTCCTTCTCAGACCATCTAGTCTGAACAATAACGATTGACCCGCCCGGTTGTAAACGCTGTCTAGGACCACCTGTGTACCAATCCCACGCATCATCAAAGCCAGTGTTGCTCATCGCCGTCTGCTCCGAGTGCGGATCATCAATAATCACCAAATCACCACCACGACCAGCCAAGTTCGACCCAACACCCACCGCGTAATACATACCACCACGGTTCGTGTCCCACCGACCAGAGGCCTTACTGTCCGCAGCAAGCTTAACTTCAGGGAAAATATCCTTGAAATCATCACTCTCAATCATGTTTTTTGTCTTACGACCAAAGTTAACCGCTAATTCTGTCGTGTGCGTCGCCTGAATGATCTTCATTTTCGGATTACGGCCCATCATCCACGCCGGGAACAAGAAGGATGCGAACTCAGACTTCGTGTGCCGCGGTGCCATGTTGATGATTAGGCGCTTTAACTCGCCACGAGCAACACGATCTAGCTTCTCAGCAATGATTTTGTGATGACGACCCGCGATAAACTCAGGCCAAACGGTTTTTACGAAAGTTAAAAAATCATCTTGGCACTTCTCGTTCTTCTCAAGCTGCGCGAGCCGTAGCTCAAGCTTCAGTTTTTTGTCTTCTAGCAACGTGTTTTGCGCTGTACTCATAGGGGTCCCTAGCTAATTTTTCATACGCAGTTTTCAATGTTTCACGTGAAACAATTTGCGATGTTCCACGTGGAACATATCACGCATTATATGCGATTTTAAGCACAAATATAAGACAGTTAATTCTGATTCAAAAAATATGGTAATTATTTGTCAGAAACATGGCCCTAGCCACCGCAGGCAGCCGCGGGGGCCGGGGTCGCTGGATCGCGTCGATTTGGCCACGTGCTGGGGCTTTTGACCCGATAGCCGGGGGACCCTGCGCAATTATCGCGGCCCTTTGCCCATTGGCAGCGGGCACCGGTCCGGGGATAACTGGCACCGGCCACGCTGGACCGGGCGCGGGTTAACTTTCACCGGCTGGGGTTCGGGGTTCGGGAACCGGGGCCAACTGCCACCGGCTGGGGTCCAGTAGCGCGCCGCCATCGGCCCGGTAGGTTTGGGAACTGGTACGCGGGGCACGGCCCGCCGTATTTAACTGTTTAACACGGACATAAAAAAGCCCGCACGGTGGCGGGCTTAGTGGGGCACTGGGGCGGCTTTAGAACTCGAAGCCAACCCAAACAAGCTGCGAGCCTTTAAGCATGATGTCGCGGCTTATATCGTCCCAATCGTCGCAGCGGTAGCGTTTATAGCTGCGATCATACTCGCCCCGCGTGTAGGTCTTTTTAGCGTCCAGCTTACGGCGTAGGAACTCACCGCGGGGGACATCTTTTAAAGGCATCTGCTGGATAGTGTCGATCATGCGGCACCCCCTGCGATGATGGTTACCCGGTCATTCTCGCCAACATCAAACAAGCCCCCGGCAGTAATTACCCGCTGCGAATGGTCCCGCTGGCAAAAGCCAAACGGTGCGCCCAATTCGTCGCAGATACCGTTTAAGCGTTCGCGGGTTGTGACAGTGCCCCAGCCTGCGAGGGTCACCCATACGCTGCCGTCATCTTCCCGCTGCGCAATGCGGTTACCATGTAGCCAAACGGTGCGCCCGTCGGTTTCAGTGCGGGCAGCTTTTGCAGCTTCACCCCGTGCGAATGCTTGCGCGATTTTTTTGGTTTCTTTTCTCATTGTTTTAATTCTCCGTAGTTAACACGCGGCCACCGCGGCCCCGATGTATAGGATTATAAGCGATAGATCGCATAGATGTAAACAGGCAAAAAAAAGCCCGCACAATGGCGGGCCTTTAAGAGTTACCGGGGACGG